GGAATATTCCAAGTCGTGGTTTTACTTCTATACCTTCAACTGGTTCTTTAGTTCTTTTATCATATACTACACCTCGAGTTGTAAAAATAGCAAAATAAGGAACATATTTTCCATATTTGTCTCCTAACTCTTTTCTTTTTTCTTCCTTAAGTTCTTCAAGTTCTTCTTTAGACAAATCCTTTTGGGCTTTTTTAAACTCTTCAAGGTCTAAGCCCTTTACTTTTTCAAGTATTTTCTGTCCTTTCTCTGTTTGTAGGAATGATGATGCTATTTGAATTAAATCCTCTACCATTAAGATAATTTTATTTTATCCGACAATGCTTTTTGATAGTTAGTTATAAAAGTATTAAACTGTTCTATTAAAGTCTGAGCTGGGATTTTAGATGTTGTTAATTGAGGTTCTTTGGTCATTTTTTCTACTAATGTTTTCATATTTTTCATTATTGGAACTAAATATTCCATTAAATTATCTCCCAAAACAGCAGATTGATCAGCGTTTCGTTTCCCCATAGATATATTACCTTTAGGAGCTAATATATTAACATTATTAAACATAGATTTAATTCCTAAATCTTCTCTACTTTCTAATATAATAGATTTTTGAGATGACATTAGTATACTATCACCAACAGTATTAAATAATAATCTTCCCGAATTTAAAATTACTTGAGATTTAGTAAATGTTTTAGGTGAGATTGGAGTTTTATTTATAACACTAGTAAAAGGTATTGTTTCTTTTTCTCCTGCAGCTAGAGTAGATGTAGCTACTACTATTGGTATTTTTTGTGTTGAAGTAAGATATAAAGATGAAGGATCTCTATTTATATCTTCAACCGTAGGAACCCATGAATCTCCTTCTACATTTTCAGGTTGACCATTTTTTATAATTAAAATAGGAGAACCTTCATCTCCATAAGAAGACCAAGTATTTCTTATTGATCCTTTTGTAGTAGCAGTTGATCCTAATCTTATACTGTTAGAATTTCTTCCTTCTATAATTTGATCACCAGCAAAAGGTAAAATTGGATGTATGTCTCCTTTTTCTACAAATTGCCCTCCAGATTGACCATTAATTGGTAACTTTTCAGGATTATTATTTTCAGTTGATGGGTTACCATCTTGCATTTCTTCGTAATCACTTTCCTGACTTTTAGGGTCTTCATTTAAAGTATTAGGGTACCCATTATAATGAGGGTTATTCCAAATATTTAATGGTATATAATAATATTGTTTTACCCCAGATGATTGAGGATCTGATTGTCCTGCTCCAGGGAATAATATTACAAATTCATCTACTAAAGGATAATTTTTAAATTGAGGAAACATTGGTAAAGCTAATGTTGATCCTACTCTATTTTGACCTGATTCAGGTTTTTGATCATTTAATGCTTGAAAAGATATACTTCCAATTCCTCCCCATCCTGCTGTTTTAAATAAATCTGAATTACTGTTTAAGCAAACATCAGTCACACGCGCAATAATAGGTCCACTTTGTTCACTATCATCAAGTCGTGATAAAGTATCAACTACTCCTGCTACTCCGGTTTGAAATAATCTTGCTAAACCATTTACGTACATTACTTTTTATCTTTTTTCTTCTCTGCTTTATAAGCATTTTGGATGTTGTCTAATTCCGCTAACAGTTCTTCTTTTTCTGCTTCTGTTATACCCGTGCTATCGTCACTATTAGAATTATTAACAACACGCTGCACTATAGTTGCCATTTTAATTAATTGTTCATCGTTTCTAACGCCAATTTCTAAATATTCTTTAATTAATGGTACTATAAGAGTTGCATCACCTATATCAGATATAAGAGGTTTAAGTTCGGAAATCAAACCAGTAATTTGTTTTTTCTTTTCAGTTTGGTTATCGTAAATTTCACTGAGAATATCTGAGAATTTTTTGTTCCCAAATATTACATTGTCTAATGCTCCCATAATATGTTTTTATTATAAATATGGATATAGAATAAGTTTAAAATCTAGCATAACCATTTTCTAAAAAGAAAACGTACTGACTTTTAAATATATCATGTAATTTATCCGCTATTTTGGTAATTTTTGGAGTTTTTACATCTACTATTTCACGAATATATATGTATAACGCTTTTTTATTGAATACCTCTATAGTTTCTCTTTTTCTAAATAACTCTAAAATTGCATCTGCTATTTGAGCATCATTTTTCTTTGGAAATAACTCATATATATTTTCTGTAACATGGTCAACAAATATGTCAATATATTTATACAATTCATCTACTGGCCCTGTTGATTCTTCGAATTTATAAGTGTGAGTTGATTTATCACCCATTAAAACATCAACATCTACTTTTTTAATTTTTTTATTATAATTTTTGGTATTGTATAATATTAACCATCTTTTAACAATAGTACCAAAATATGAATATGCTTTTGCCCCTCTACTTGGATCAAATAAATGTATCTTAGAAAGTAAGAAAACAATTATTTCATGTTGTAAGTGTTCTAAATTTTCAACCTCTGTATGGTAAAATTTAAATGTGTGAATAATGTTTTGGGTTAGTTTAAAGAATGGATAATGAATCTCTTTATCATAGATATCACTTCTTAATTTCTCATCTTTAACTGAATCTAAACTATTGTATCTAACAATAGCTAATTCGGTGTCATGTGTGAAGTAGTTCTTAGACTTCTTCCTTCTTTTACGAACAGGTGGTTGCATATAGGGTTATTGGTTAATTTTAAATTTAGACAAGTCATTTTGCAACCCTTTTAAATTTTTAAAAAACCAACCAATTTCATCATCACTCTTAAATAAATCTTTTTCATCGATTTCCTTTAAGCGTTTATCTGCTACATCCAATTGTTTACTATATTCATTTATAAAGTTATCATAATTAATAATAATATCTTCTTGTTTTTCTGTTTTTGACAGTAAGTTCCAAGTTGTAAATCCTAAAATTACAACTGCAACTCCTAAAATCGAAATTACTATTATTGAAATATCCATTATAAACTATCTAGCATATTTTTTAAACCTTCACTTTTAATTCCACCTAAAGCTTTTGATTTAGACTTGGAACCATGTTTATTGTCGGACAATGTAAAATTCTTTTTTTCGGGCTCCACGCTATTTTGAGAAAATTTTGGAAGCCATTCCATTTCAAATTCAATTCTGGCGGACATTAAATCAGCTTGGTGTAAAATAAATGGTAAAGATGTACGAGGTTTTTGTTCAGGCATAAATCCTTTTAAATATTTCTCATTAGCATTATCATATAACCCATCATGAGTTTGAATAGCTACCATTTCATTAAATGTATAAGAAATATCATGTTGTTGAAGTAAAAACAATCCTCTATCTGGGACAGAGCAAAATGCTAGCTTCTTATTAAACATATAATCTTCACCTAATTTATCTTTTCTCCATTTATCGGTCTGAGGGATATAAGCATCGTGGTCTTTATCTCCCATCTTACCTAAATCATGATTAATAGCAGAAAATATTAGTTCTTCTTTAGTAAATGTAGTCATATCACATCCTTCTGATGCCCATAAATCATATTGTTTAAGAGCACATCTAACTACTCTATTAACATGATCTACATAACCACCTGGAAATGCGGAATGATATTCTTTCTTATGAGCGGCGGGCATCATAATAATTCGATCCTCATATCGCTTATAAAAATTTAATAATTGCTCACCTCTGTTTCCAGAAATGTGTACTTCAATATTATTTAGAAATACTTTCCAATTTGATTGGATTTGTTCTGCTGTTAAGCTCATAACTTTTATTTTTTATTTAATTTTCGTTTTCAACGTATCCTTCTAATTCAGAGACAATGGTACTACCTTTATCTACTTGTGTTTTAATTTCACCTACACTAGCTCCCATTTGAATACCATTTTTAATTGCACTAAATATAGCATCTAATGTTTCTAATCTTTGTTGAAATAATCTTTTGTTTCTCATAATATAATTTTAAATAGAACATTTAATAACAGGGTGTCCCTTAACCCCTTTATTGCCTTTATTTCCCATCCCTTGTTTTAATCCCATGTTTTTCAAAACCCGTGATATCAAGATACGAGGGCTTTTTTACCAAGGCACGTCTTTTTCAAGAGCTTTTTTCATTTCTTTTATTTCCATTAATTTTGCACATTTTTCGTATTCTTCTTTTGCTTCAAAATAATAAATTGCTTGGTTTAAAGCACTGAATAATGGTTTAGAATTAAATTCCCATAGTGCATCTTGATGTTGAGCGTTATTTACATCTAATTTTCTAATGTAGGAATAAGCCCTATTGAATACAGCAAACGAAGATGCTTCTTTTGTTTCCTGAGCGTTATAACTAGTATTTTCTTTTTGGAAGAATTTTTTTAGTTTTTCTC